ATTTTACTTTGACTGTTAAGACTGTATCAGGGACCGGGGTAACTTTACCTATTCAATCTACTAACTTAGTATATTCGGATGGAACGAATGTTCATTTAGGTTTACGAACAAAAGGATATTATACGATTCCTGCAAACTATATTGCAGTGAATGGAGATCAATTATTAATTAATACATCAGGATCCGGTTTAGGAGCTCCTGTGACTGTGACTTTACCCGTATCTCCATCTATCGGAGATGAAGTAACTCTTATTGATAGTGGAAATAATTTTGCTTCTAACAATTTAACAATTGATAGAAATGGATCTAACATTAATAGTGCTGCTTCTAATTTAACTGTTTCAACTAGTGGAATAGCGTTTACTTTAGTATATGTAAATTCTACTCGTGGCTGGACATATAAAGATGTTTAGGAGGTCTGATGCCTCTCCAACAAATTAAATTCTTACCAGGAATTGATAAACAAAATACTGTCGTAGGAGCGGAAAACCGTTGGATCGATTGTGATAATGTACGATTTCGTTATGGCCTTCCAGAAAAAGTTTCAGGTTGGGCTTCTTTAGTTACTGATACCGTTATAGGTGTGGTTCGTAAACAACATGCTTTTGTAGATATTGAAGGAAATAGATATGTTGCTTTAGGTTCGGATAAATTTTTATTAATTTATTTTGAAGGTCAGCTGTATGACATTACACCCATTCGTACTACGTTAGCGGGAGCAACTATTGCAACAACAGATACTTCAGCTGTTTGTACAATTACAACAGGAACGGCTCATGGTTTAATTGCTGGTGATATTATTTTACTAGACAATGTAACTTTACCTGGTGGAACAGGTTATTCTGATTCTGATTTTGAAGATAAATTATTTCAAGTAACAGGTGTTTCATCAACTACCATATTTACAATTACTCAAAGTACAGCTGCAACCGCAACCGTATCTACAGGTGGAAGTATGGATGTTAAACCTTATGAACCAGTAGGACCTGCTGAACAATCGTATGGTTATGGTTGGGGTATTTCTACATGGGGTTCTGATGGTTGGGGTGAAGCTGCGCCAGCATCTGATGTTACACTAGAACCTGGTTTATGGTCTCTAGATAATTATGGACAAGTATTAGTAGCAACCATTGCTAATGGAAAAACATTTACTTGGAACGCAGGAGATGCAGCTAGACTCACGACGCGAGCATCTACGACTACAATTGGTTTTGAAACTACCAATAATCCTACTGCAACGAGAGCAACCTTAATTTCACCTACTACTCGTCACTTAATTCATTTAGGAACAGAGACAATTATTGGAGATGCTATCTCTCAAGATGAAATGTTTATTAGATTCTCAGATCAAGAAAATATAAATTTATATACACCGACTGCAGTTAATACTGCTGGAACGTTTAGACTACAAGACGGAACAAAAATTGTAGGTGTACTAAAAGCAAAGGAAACCATTCTGGTTTGGACAGACAATGCTTTATATACGATGAAATATATTGGAGCTCCTTTTACGTTTGGATTTGAACAAGTAGGAACGAACTGCGGATTAATAGGTAAAAATGCAGCGGTGGAAATAGATGGTGTTGCTTATTGGATGAGTTCCAATGGATTTTTTGCATTTGATGGTACGGTTAAATCTTTACCTTGTTCCGTAGAAGATTATGTTTATGATCAAATAGATACTACGAAAGGTCAACAAGTTTCTGCAGGGATTGATAATTTACATACCGAAGTGATTTGGAATTACACTACCACAGGATCTGATTTTAATAATCAATATGTCGTGTATAATTATGGAGAAAGCTCTCCTCAATTACAAGTTTGGTATATTGGAACGGAAGCTAGAACTTCATGGATTGATGCAACTGTATATCCTAATCCTTTTGCAACCAAATATAATAGTAGTGCAAGTGGTACTTTTCCTGCAGTGATAGGAGAAGATGGTTTAGGACAAACTGTTTATTATGAACATCACGTAGGAACGGATCAAGTGAATCCTAATGGAACTACAACTGCTATTACCTCTACCTTAACTTCTTATGATTTTGATTTAAATATACAAGGAACCGATGGAGAATTTTTCTTAGCGATGCGAAGATTTATTCCTGATTTTAAAAATTTACAAGGAAGTATACAAATGACATTGGCAATTAAAAATTATCCTTCTCAATCTAGTACAACAACTACATTAAGTCCTTTTACGATTACACCTTCTACCACTAAGGTAGATACCAGAGCAAGAGGAAGATTTGCGAATGTTACCATAGCCAATACAGGAGTCAGTGAAAATTGGAGATTTGGAACTTTACGATTAGATTTACAACCGGATGGTAGAAGATAATGACTAAAATTGTAGTACGATTACCAGAACCAAAACAAGAATACGATGTGTCAAACCAAAAACAAATCAATAGAGCTATTGCATCTATTGTAGAACAATTAAATTCTACTTATCTACAAGAATTAAAAGAAGATAATGAACGCTATGCATGGTTTAAAGGTGGTGGAGGTGATTGTTAATGAGTTGTAATAATGTAAATTGTTCTACTTGTCCTACTTATGAGCAACTAGTTGCTGAAGGTAATGTATCAGGAGCTTCTGTTAGAAATATATTTGGTTGGCAAGAAGCTACAACAACTACTTTTATTCCTATGTGGGAAAATGCAACAGCATATACTTATCCTGGTTCTGCATTAACCATGACTGTAACAAGTGCGTCTGCAAGTGATGATGGTGGTACAGTGACTATTATTGGATTGGATGCGAGTTATAATATTATATCAGAGGCAGTCGTTGCAAACAATGCAACTCCACCTACAACAACAGCAGGATTTTTTAGAATTAATGATGTAATATTTTCTAAAACATCTGGAGCTAACGCTGGAGATATTACGGTTGCAAATGGTGGTACCACTTATGCAAAAATATTAACAGGGGTGGGTAGAAACCAAGCTAGTATCTTTACTGTTCCTGCGGGTAAATCTTTTTATCTATATCGTATTGATGCTTTTTCTAATGATTCTGTTTCATCTCAAACAGGTATATTCAGAAACTATGTTCAATATCATACAGGTCAAATTTATATTGTAGCAAGAACAACTTTACAAAATAATATGAATATTCAAAGAAGATTGCCATTTAAATATAATGAAAAAACAGATATACAATTTCAATTACGTACAGGTTCAGGAACACATGAAATGAATGTATTTGGAGAAGGAATATTAAAGGATAATTAATGGCAAACGTATATAAAAACGCATTCTATGCACCAACTTTAACTACTGCAGAAACAATATACACTTGCCCAGCAGAAGCTAGAGCTATCTTTCAAACTGTACAATTAACCAATACAACAGGATCTAAAACTGTAAAAGTATATATTTATGATAGTTCTGCAACAACACAATACTTAATAGCTCATGCAGAAATAACCGGACCTACTATCTGTAACCTTTTAAAAGGTTCTGTAGTATTAGAAGAATCAGATGAATTGAGGATTGAAACTTCAAATATATCTGGTATAAGTGGAACAGCAGCTTTACTAGAAGTTAGCAGAGTTTACATTGCTAGTAGCGGTGGAGCATAATAGGAGATATCATGGCATTTAAAGAAGAAGCAGAAGTAGCATATACAATCATCAATGGTAAAAAGGTGCCAGTTGTAAAATGTGAAACTGAAGTTGTACTACGAAATAAAGAAACAAATATAGAATATAATTCAGATGCGGAGGCGGAAGCAGATATTGCAGATCCAAATACTTCAACTCAAAAAGAACATATTGTAAGATCAGTTAAAATTAAAGTAGCAGCAATGCCACCATTAGGAGCAGCGTCAGAGTAATGACAATTTCTAGAGGACAAATGCCGAGACAAATGTATGGCTTAGGAAGTTTAGTTAAGTCAGTTACTAAAGGTGTTAAAGGTATATTGAAATCTGATTTAGGTAAAGCAGCTTTATTAGCAGGTGGAGCTTATGCATTAGGTGGTGGTTCATTTTTTGGAAAATCCTTACCATTTTTAAAAGAAAAAAGTGGATTTGCATTTGGAAATATACCAACTAATTTAGGTGGCATATTAGGATTAAAATCAGGTAAAGATGCAATGTTAGGTAATATGTTAAAAGTAGGTACAGCCGGAACTTTATTAGGGGGTGCATTATCTGGTTATGAAGATCAAGGAGGTACAACAGGTGGTGAAAGAAATGTTGATGCACTTAGAACAAGATTGACAAAAGCATATACAGAATTAGGATATGACCAAAACGAAATACCTGCATTAGTAGAAGCAGATTTAGCTGAATATACTTCAGGTGCTGGTGGTTATGCAAATGGTGGTAGAATTGGCTACGCTTTTGGTGATGTAGTGGATCAGGCTTCAGGGATCATGGGTTTACCTCAAAGAACTAATCAAGCCGGAGTTAAGGAATTAGACCTTAGAGATAGTGGTGGATTTATTCCTCCAGTTGGTGTAAAAGAAAAGGCAGATGATATTCCAGCGATGTTATCTAATAATGAATTCGTATTTACAGCAGATGCTGTAAGAAATGCTGGTAATGGTGATGTCAACAAAGGTGCACAACTTATGTATGATATGATGAAAAAATTAGAAAAAGGCGGGAGAGTATAATGGCAGAAGTAATAACACAAATAACACAACCACCAGAATTTATAGAAGCAGCAGCTAAACCATATATAACAGAATTACAACAAGCAGTTGGTGGTTTTAAAGGTGCAGATTTATCAAAAATTTATGGACCACAATTTGTGGCAGGAATGGATCCATTACAACAGCAAGCTATTCAACAGGCAACAGCTGGAATCGGTGCATACCAACCTTATCTTCAAGCAGCTCAAGCAGCGACTGGACCTACAGGTTACCAAGCTTATATGTCTCCTTATCAACAGGATGTTATAAATGCAACTTTACAAGAATATGATATTCAAGCACAAAAAGGATTACCGGGAATTGGTCAAGCAGCTTATCAAGCAGGTGCATTTGGTGGTGCAAGACAAGGTGTAGCTGAAGCAGAATATGGAGCAGCGTCCAATAGAAATAGAGCTGCACTACAAGCACAATTATTACAACAAGGTTTTGGTCAAGCACAACAAGCAGCGGGTCAACAGTTTCAACAACAAACAGCTCTAGCTTCACTAGCTCCAGGTTTACTAGGTCAACAGGTTGCAGGTTTAACTACTTTAGGAGGTGGATTACAAGCACAGAGACAAGCAGAATTACAAGCTCAACAACAACTGGCTCAACAACAATTACAACAACCTATAACTGCCGCACAGACTCTGGGTACAGGAATCATGGGATTAATTTCAGGATATCCAGCTAGTCAACAAGTAACTCAACAACCTACACCAAGTCCATTGCAAACTGCTTTAGGTGCAGGTGCAACACTTGCAGGAATTTATGGGGCTATTAATAGATAATTAATATGACTAAAGTATTTAGAAGACCAATGTTTAGAAAAGGTGGACCTACTCAGGGTATGACTGGAATTATGTCAGGTATTGTTGATAGAGAAATGCATTCTGTATCAGATGAAATGGGTGTAGGTGGTCAAAGTACAAGAGAAAGACTTTTATCAGCCTATGAAAAATATCCAGATACATCAATTGATCCAATATCTCAATTATTAATAACAGGTGGATTACAGGCTATGTCACAAACAGGTGGGGGTGGAACTGTAGGTAATTTAGCTAAAGCATTCACTGGTCCAACTCAAGAATATTTTAAAAACGTAGGCGCTGCAAATAGAGAAAAAAGAAAAATAGCTATGGAAGCTGAAGCATTAGATATTGAAGGAGACATCAAAAAGGATGTAGCTAAAATACAGCAAAGAGGTGCTTTAGATATTAAAAAAGAATATTTAGATAATGTTTATAATATCAAAAGAAAAGAAGCTGCAGGTAATCAACAATTATTAGATCAAATTGAAAAAGATTATCAAAATGATTTAAATTTATTTATTGTAAAAGGATTTGATGTTTCGGATGTTTACAATGTTATTAAAGGTGATGAAATACAAAGTGTTATATTGGGACAAGCAGAAAACTATATTAAGAATAATTTAAAAATAGATGAAGATGATCCTAGATATTCAGCGACATTGTTAGCAACAATGGCTGAATTTACCAAAAAATATGGTGAAAAATTAAAAGAAGGTTTTGCTAGTGGAGGTAGAGTTAAATATGCAATGGGAAATCCTGATCCAAGTATGAATCAAAATACAATGAACGAGCCTATTAGTGTTGGAAGCAAAACTGTATCTAACAATCCTCAAATGGAAATTACTTATGATGAATTAAGAACTAGATTACCTAAAGAAATAAATGATGAAGTGGTAAAAATTTTATCAACTAGCTATGAAGCTTTAGCAGATTTTGCTGAACTAAGAACTCAAGCTGATGTTGATGCATTTAATAGTAGATACGGAGTTAATTTAATATTACCTCAGGAGGCTTAAATGGCCGAGGATATAAAAATAGAATTACCAGAAATAGATCTTTCTGATCTAGATGTAAAATTACCTGAAATAGATATTGATAAACAGATAGATGTAAAAGATTTACAAGATAATATTAAAATAAATCTTACAAAAAATAATACAATAGATTCAAATAAAGAAGAAGATAGTAAGAAAGCAGTATTCAATCCACTATCATTTATAAGATTCATTCCAGAAATGCTTCCTGCTGCAATAGCAATGGAAGCAAAAGATGCTCAGTTAATTAATGAAGGTAAAGAAGCAAAATTTTTTCCTGTAAGAAAAGGTCAAGCAGATTTAGCAAAAGATATACATAAAGGAATATTAGAGGGACCTATTTTAGCTGTAAAAGGAGTAGCTGAATTAGCAACTTCAGGTGTTGATTTTGCTTTTGACACTGATTTTACAAAAAAATTAGATACGATTACTAGAGACTATTTAGAAGAACATGGTAATCCTGAAACTTGGCAAGGTGATGTAACTAAATTAGTTGGTCAATATGGTTATCCAGGTACTCTTGCACTTAAACTAGTTAACAATATAGGTAAAATAAATTCTGTTGGTAAAGCATATAAAAAATTAAGAGGTTCTTTAAGTGCAATAGAAAATAAATTTTTTAGAAGAGGTTCAAAATTTATAACAAGTGTTGCAAGAAGATCAGGTCAAGCAGGTTTATCATTAGGTATAACGGATGCTGTGGTTAGAAGTAGTGAAGAACCTACTTATAAAATTAAAAAAATAGATGAAGAAGGAAAATCTGGTAGAGACTTAGCTGTTGCAAGATTATTAAATAAAATAAAGTTTGGACAAGAAGGAACGGTTATAGGTGCTGGTTTCGGATTAGGAGCTAAAGCATTACCGTTTGCAGCTAAATATGGAATCTATAAACCAGGTAGCGTGATTCTGGGTACAGGATTCAAAGCAGCTAATAAAATTATTAATCCGGCTACTCAAATAATAGCTAGAACACCTGGAGTAAGAGCTACAGCAAAAGGATTTAATACAGCTGCAGATTTTTTAGCAAAAGAAGTTGGTGGTAGAGTCATATTACCTTTTGTATCTAGAGATGCTTTTGTAAAATCATTTCAAGCAAAGTTGCCGCCATTTAAAGATTGGAGAACTTTTTCTGTTACCAATTCAGATCCATTAAAATCTGCTCTTAAAAAAGTAGATGATAAGTTACAGTATTTAAGATCTGCAGCTACCATGACAGGAGAACA